AATACAGCTAGGAGTAGAGCATTAAAGAGTGGTAAAGTCCGCAAAGGTGATAACAAAGATGTTCATCACAAAGACGGAAACCCTAAAAACAATTCAAAAAAGAACTTAGTTGTGAAATCAAGAAGTAAAAACAGATCGTTTCCTAGAACTAAAAAGGCTAGAAAAAAATGACGCTTGAAATAAATCCAGGAGATGTTTTAAGTAATATATCTACTTTTCCTCCTAATAAGCGTAAAGAAATACTTGAGTTATTACACGAGTATGAAGACGCAAAAACAAGAGAGAAATGCAAAGATGAGTATCTTCCTTTTGTAAAAGAGATGTGGCCTGCATTTATTAGCGGTAATCATCATAAAATTATGGCTGATGCATTTCAAGATGTTGTTGATGGTAAATTAAAAAGATTAATTATTAATATGCCTCCTCGTCATACTAAATCAGAGTTTGCTAGTTATCTTTTACCTGCTTGGTTTTTAGGTAAGTTTCCTGAAAAGAAAGTTATTCAAACAGCCCATACTGCAGAATTAGCTGTAGGTTTTGGTCGTAAAGTAAGAAACTTAGTTGGTGATAAAGATTTTAGCGGTGTTTTTGGTGAAGTTAAATTACAATCAGACAGTAAAGCTGCTGGTAGATGGAACACCAATAAAGGCGGAGAATACTTTGCGATTGGTGTAGGTGGTGCTGTTACAGGTAAAGGTGCTGACTTACTTATCATTGACGATCCTCATTCTGAACAAGAAGGCGCTTCAGCTGATGTAAATGTCTTTAATAAAACTTATGAATGGTATACTTCTGGTCCTAGACAAAGACTTCAGCCAGGCGGAGCTATTGTTATTGTTATGACAAGATGGCACGAGCGTGATTTAACTGGTCAAATTATTGACGCTAGTATTAAAAGAGGCGGAGCAGATGAATGGAAAGTTATTGAACTTCCTGCAATAATGCCGTCTGGAAATCCTCTGTGGCCAGAATTTTGGTCTCAAAAAGAACTTGAGGCATTAAAAGCTGAACTTCCAGTTTCTAAATGGTCTGCTCAGTATCAACAAAACCCTAGCTCAGAAGAAGGAGCTTTAGTAAAAAGAGAATGGTGGAGAATATGGGAAGATGAAAACCCACCTAATTGTCAGTTTATTATTCAATCTTGGGATACTGCTTTTCTAAAAACACAAAGAGCAGACTTTTCTGCTTGCACTACATGGGGTGTTTTTTATGCAGAAGATGAGTTTGATGGAGCATTAGCGCCACAATTAATTTTATTAGATGCATATCAAGAAAGATTAGAGTTTCCAGAATTAAAAGCAAAAGCAATGGAAATGTATAAATCATATCAACCTGACGCTTTTGTAGTTGAGGCTAAAGCAGCAGGTACTCCTTTAATATTTGAATTGCGTTCTATGGGTATTCCAGTTTCAGAGTATACACCAAGCAGAGGAAATGATAAGATAGCTCGTGTGAATGCAGTTGCAGACTTGTTTGCTTCTGGTGTAGTATGGTGTCCAGAAACTAGATGGGCAGAAGAAGTGGTTGAGCAGTTTGCTGCTTTTCCAAATGCAGAACACGATGACCTTGTTGATAGCAGTACTCAAGCTTTAATAAGGTTTAGACAAGGTGGTTTTGTTAGTTTATTTAGTGATGAGCTAGAAGAACCGTTTGATGACAGAAAAAGAGCTGAGTACTATTAAGGATTATAAATGGCAATAGAAAAAGGCATACAACAAGTAGAAGATAAAAAGAATTTAAACGGTGAAGCTATAGAAATAGAAATAGTTAACCCAGAATCAGTTGGAATAGAAACAGAAGATGGTGGTATAGAAATTGATTTTGGTGGAGGGCCTACTGGTCTTGAGTCTGGCTTTGGAGAAAATTTAGCTGAGATTTTAGATGAAAGTGAATTAGATGCTTTAGGTAGTCAAATTGTTAGTGATTTTTCAGCTGATAAAGAATCAAGAGCTGATTGGGAAGAAACATATATAAAAGGTTTAGATCAACTTGGATTGACTGTTGATGAAAGAACAGAACCTTGGCCAGGAGCTTGTGGAGTTTTTCATCCACTTTTATCTGAGGCAGTTATAAGGTTTCAATCACAAGCTATATCAGAAATATTTCCAGCAGAAGGTCCAGTAAAAACTAAAATTCTCGGAACTATTAATGATGAAAAAGAAAAACAAGCTAATAGAATTCAAGAGTATATGAATTATCTATTAACTGAAAAAATGGTTGAGTATAGAACTGAAACAGAAAAGCTACTTTTTTCTCTCCCCTTAGCAGGATCAGCTTTTCGTAAAGTCTATTATGACTCAAACATGGGAAGACCTTGCTCTATATTCGTTCCAGCAGAAGATTTTGTAGTTAGTTATGGAGCAAGTGATCTTCTTACATGTGAAAGAGCTACTCATGTAATGAAAAAAACAGAAAATGAAATCAAAAAACTAATGTATTCTGGTTTCTTTAAAGAATGTGATTTACCTAATCCAAGCCCTGATATTGACGAAATAACAGATAAATATAACAAATTAACAGGTGAAAGCAGCGTAGAGTATGATAATGATGGCCGTTACACTATTCTTGAAATGCAAGTTGACCTTGACCTTCCTGGCTTTGAAGATACGGTAAATGGTGAGCCCACAGGTATTGCTCTTCCTTATATAGTAACTGTTGATAAATCGAGTGCTAAAGTTTTAGCTATTAGAAGAAACTATGAAGAAGGCGATCCTAAGAAAAGAAGAATTCAACACTTTGTTCATTATCAATATTTGCCTGGAATAGGTTTTTATGGATTTGGATTAATACATATGATTGGTGGATTAAGTAGATCAGCCACTTCTTTATTAAGACAACTTATTGACGCTGGTACTTTATCAAATCTTCCAGGCGGATTAAAAACCAGAGGTTTAAGAATTAAAGGTGATGACACACCTATAATGCCAGGTGAGTTTAGAGATGTAGATGTTCCAGGCGGAACTATAGCAGAAAACATTTCTTTCTTACCTTATAAAGAACCAAGCCCTACATTGTATCAATTATTAACAACAATAGTTGATGAAGGAAGAAGGTTTGCAAGTTTAGGCGATTTAAAAATTGCTGATATGAATAATGAAGCTCCAGTTGGAACAACACTTGCTCTTATGGAAAGACAAATGAAAGTTATGGGAGCAATACAATCAAGACTTCATGCTGCAATGCACAAAGAATTTACAATACTTACAGATATAATTAGAGATTTTACTCCACCAGAATATCCTTATTATGAAGACCCAAATGAATTTTTAAAGTCTGAAGATTTTGATGGTCGTGTAGATGTTATACCAGTAAGTAATCCAAACGCTGCTACAATGTCTCAAAGAATTATGCAGTATCAAGCAGCTTTACAGTTAGCTCAACAAGCGCCAGATATGTATGATATGCCAGAACTTCATAGACAAATGTTAGAAGTATTAGGTATTGAAAATGTTGATAAAGTTATTCCTAACCCTGATGACTTTAAACCTACTGATCCAGTAACTGAAAATATGAACTTCTTAAATATGAAACCAAATAAAGCATTTGAGTTCCAAGACCATGAAGCTCATATTGCAGTTCATATGGCAGGAATGCAAGACCCAGAGTTCCAAGAGCAATCTCAAAAAAGCGCTTCTAGCGGAGTTATAATGATGGCTATTGATGATCATATTAGAGAACATTTAGCTTTCCAATATAGAGAAGAAATTGAAAATGAATTAGGAACTCCATTACCACCTATTGGAGAACCTTTACCAGCAGATGTAGAGAAAAGACTTTCAGACCTTGTTGCTCAAGCAGCTGAAAAATTAACTGCTCGCAAACAACAACAAGCTCAACAACAACAAATTCAAGAACAGCTTGAAGACCCAATTATTCAACAAAGAAATAGAGAGTTGGATATACAAGAAGGCGAGCTAATAAGAAAAGCTAAAGCAGATGAAGAAAAAGCTGCAGCTAATAGAGCTAGAATTAAAGCAGATGTAATGACTGAATTAAAAAGAATTGAATCAGATGAGAAAATTGAAGGAGCTAAGATAGGTCAAAAAATTGGAGACGCTTTATTAGAAGCTGCAATGGAAGGTGAAAGCTCACATTCAAAAGAATTTGCAGAAGGAATAAGATTAGCTATAGAAATACAAAGAGAATTAAGTAAAAAAGGAATAACAGAATAGGAGGAGTTATGAAAAATATAACAATTATTTTTATATTAACTATCTTTCTAGCAGGATGTGGTAGTTCAAGAATTATGTTGAACGCTGATATACCAGAATCCCAACAGATAGATATAAGAATATCAACTCAAGATAACGAAACATCTTAAAGATGTTTGCGTTATTAGAGTTTTTTAAAATATTATTTTGTATTGTTGGTGTCTTTAGTTTTTATGTAACGATAAAATCTTTATTGCCACCTCTTGATATTCCTATGTTTATGTTTATATTACCTGTAAACATAGCTTTTATAATATGGTACAATAGAAGAAAATATTTATTATAAATATATTTAGGGAGAAACATGGCAGAATCAGCTTTTAGTCTTTTAAGACAAAATTTACAAAAAATGAGAAAACAACATGAGGAGAATCTTGGTCAAGGTTCTGCTAAAGATTTTGCTCAATATAAAAAAATAATAGGAATTATAGAAGGATTATCAATTGCTGATAGAGAAGTCGCAGATTTAGAAGCTAGATTAATGGAGGAATAAATGGGAGTACCATCAGAAATGACTACAAAATCAAAACTTACAAAAGTTACAGATAAAAGAAAAGAAAAGGAAGAAAAGGAAGAAAAGGAAACTGCAAATCAACTTCCTGAGCCTAAAGGATATAGAATTTTAATTGCTTTACCTGAGCCTGACGATAAGACAGAGGGTGGTATTTATAAGACAGAATCAATATTACAAACGGAAGAGATTGCCACAGTAGTAGGTTTTGTGCTAAAAATGGGTGAAGATTGCTATGATGATAAGAAGAAATTCCCATCAGGAGCATGGTGTAAAGAAGGAGACTGGATTGTTTTCCGTGCTTTTACAGGCACACGCCTGAAAATACACGGCAAAGAATTTAGAATTATTAATGACGACAATGTAGAAGCTGTCGTTCAAGACCCAAGAGGCATAGAAAGAGTATGACCGAAACACAACTAGCCGAAGAGTCTTTAGAAAGCGAATCACCGCTTCCTGAGCCTCAAACAAGTACAGAAGATAAATTTTTAGGAGTTAAATCTACTGTAGGCACTAATAAAGACTCCGAAAATATAGAGGTAGAAGTCGTAGATGACAGGCCTAAAGAAGATAGAAAGCCACCTCGACAAGATGCTAAAGCAGATAATAAGAAAGAAGTTGAAGATTTATCTGAAGGAGCAACTAAAAGAATACAAAAATTAAAATATGATTACCACGAAGAAAGAAGAGAAAAAGAAAAAGCATTACGGCTCAGGGATGAAGCTGTTAATCATGCTAAAAGGGCAGTTGCTGAAAATCAACGCCTTTCTCGACTTGTCGGAAGTGGCCAGCAAGAGCTCGTTAAGCAAGCCCAAGAAAAAGCTGAATATGCAAAAAAATCAGCAACTAAAGCGTATAAGGAGGCCTATGAGTCTGGAGACGCTGAGGCGATTGCAAAAGCTCAAGCAGCTCTCACAGAAGCAACATTTGCACATCAAGAGGCAGTAAACCTTCCTGCTGATATAGCAAATAAAGTAATAGCTGAAGAGCAACAAATTGCTAGAAATAATCAAAATAGACAACCGCAACAACGACAACCAGAACCTATACCTGAACCAGTTCAACCAGATGCAAAAGCGCAGGCTTGGGCAGAAAAGAATGAATGGTTTGGTAAAGATGAAGAAATGACAAGTTTTGCATATGGCTTACACAATAAGCTCGTCACTAAAGAAGGGCTTGACCCAACTACAGATGAGTATTATGATCGCATTAATTCACGAATGAGGGAAGTATTTCCTGATTCGTTCGAGGATACAGAACAGGCAGTAGCAGAGTCTGAAGAACCTCGCAAGTCGGCAGAAGTAGTAGCTCCAGCGACTAGAAATAACGGAGCAAGACCTAAAAAGGTCAAATTAACTGCTACTCAAGTTTCTCTCGCAAGGAAACTTGGTATAACACCAGAGCAATATGCAGCTCAATTAGTAAAGGATAGATAATGACTAAAAATAAAAAATTTGAAGATGTAGAAGTTGGTAAGAATAATGATCAACAAGAAAACATTGAATCCGATGTGCTAGAGACTGCTGAGTCTGGGCGCACTCCACGAGAAGCTCGTGAAGAAACCAATCGTGATAACACGCAACGAACAAAAGCGTGGCAACCACCTTCAGTATTGCCTGATCCAAAACCACAAGCTGGTTATGTGTTTAGGTGGATAAGAACTTCTATTGTAGGTCAATCAGATAACCCAAATGTATCTTATAGATTCAGAGAGGGCTGGGAAGCTTGTAAATCAGAAGACCATCCAGAATTAAAAATCTTGTGTGATCAAAACTCAAGATGGGCAGATGATGGATGTATTGAAATAGGTGGTCTACTATTATGTAAAGCTCCTGTTGAAACTGTGGAAGCAAGACGAGCATACTATGATCAGTTAGCTCAACAACAGGTAGAATCAATAGATAATAATTATTTAAGAGAAAGTGATCCAAGAATGCCAATGCTAGAACCGCAAAGACAATCAAGGGTTACATTCGGTAAACATTAATTAACTTAAGGAGTAAGTTATGGCTACAACAGCTACACCTATGGGTGCAGAGCCAGTAGGAACTACTTCAGCTAGTGGATCATTTAGTGGAAAAACAAGACATATTCCGATTGCATCAGGATATGCTACAAGTATTTTCTATGGTGATTTTGTTAAGCTAGTAGATAATGGAAGCACAACAACTATCGCTAAAGATGTTGGAACTGCAACATTAACACCTATTGGTATCTTTTTAGGAGTTAGATATACTGACCCTAACACCAATCAACTTACCTTTGCTCAATCTTACAACCAACCAATTGCTGCTTCTGATATCGAAGCGATTGTCTTAGACGATCCTAATGTAGAGTTCAGAATGCAAGCAGATGGCGCTGTAACGAAAGACGCATTTGGTAAAAACGCAGGCGTTGTACAAACAGCAGGTAGTGCAGATATTGGTAGAAGCAAAAATGCACTAGATGCGAGTACAGTCGCTACAACTAACACTCTACCACTTCGTATACTTGGATTCGTTGAAAGCGGAGAAAGCACAGCAGGAGATGCATATACTGATCTTATTGTGAAATTCAACGCTGGAATGCACTTATACGACAACGCAACTGGTACATAGGAGGAATAAGATATGGCAATTTCAAGAGCCCAGATGCTTAAAGAACTCTTACCAGGCTTAAATGCTTTGTTTGGTTTAGAGTATGAAGGATACGATTCAGAACATGCAGAAATTTATGAAACTGAAAATTCTGATCGTTCATTTGAAGAGGAAGTAAAACTTTCTGGTTTTGGTCAAGCACCAGTAAAAAATGAAGGAGCAGCAATGACTTATGATTCTGCTCAAGAATCTTTTACAGCTAGATATAACCACGAAACAATTGCTCTCGGCTTCGCAATTACTGAAGAAGCTATGGAAGACAATCTATACGATAGTCTATCAAGCAGATACACGAAAGCACTAGCTAGAGCAATGGCTTATACTAAGCAAGTAAAAGCTGCTTATCCTCTAAATAATGGTTTTACTAACACATATCAATCAGGAGATGGCGTAAATTTATTTACTGCCGATGGTGATGGTGTTGCAGGAGGTGATGGTCACCCACTAGTTAATGGTGGCAAGAACAGTAACCGCCCTGTAACAGCTGCAGACCTTAATGAAACTTCATTAGAAGCTGCGATAATCGACATTTCTGGTTATACCGATGAAAGAGGATTATTAGTTGCAGGTCGTGCAAGAAAACTTATTGTACCATCTAATCTAATGTTCGTTGCTCAAAGGATACTAGCAACCGATTTAAGACCAAATACTGCTGATAACGATATTAATGCTATCAAATCATTAGGAGTAATACCTGACGGTTACTCAGTTAATCACTATTTAACTGATACTAACGCTTGGTTCTTACTTACTGATATACCTAATGGTATGAAGCATTTCGTTAGAACACCATTAGAAACAGGTATGGATGGCGATTTCGACACAGGTAATGTGAGATATCGTGCTAGAGAAAGATACAGCTTTGGCGTATCAGACCCTCTAGGAATATACGGAAGTCCTGGTTCTTCATAGGTTTTAAGCGTATAGAACAATTAAAGGAGGATGTCTTGCATCCTCCTTTTTTTTCGTGTATTTTAAATGTATGAAAACGAATCACTTGACTAACTTCGGTTAGACAACCCAACGACAAGGAGATTAACATGGGCAAAACAACATTTTCAGGGCCAATTAAAGCAGGCACTATTAACGATACTACAGGTACAACAATAGGAACTAATGTTACTAATGTTGGTTCTGTTTTAATGGCACAATCAATGAAACCAAATATTACAGGCGCAAGTCAACTTAACCAAAGAGTTGCAGTCGTTCCTGCAAACTCACAAATTGTAGATGTTATTTTAAATGTAACAACTGCTGGTGATGATTCTGGAGCTGCTACTATTTCTGTAGGAACATCAACAGATGCAGATGCTTTTTTAAACGGCATAAACACTAAAGCAGTGGGAACAACACA